ATAATGGCTGAAAGACTTGGTCATATTATTGTTAAAAAATCAAGAGATAATTTAATTATTTCATTTAAAACAGATACAAGGGCTTTAGCATTACAAGTTGTAGATATAATATCAGTTACAAATAGTACTTATGGTTTTACTGATAAATTATTTAAAATTAATTCTATTACTGAAAGTGATATGAATGAAGATGGTGTATCAGGTTATTTAATTACTGCTCAAGAATATAATGCAGATGCATATACAGAAGAAGCATTAACAGAATTTCAAACAGCACCTAATACAAATTTAGCCAATCCAAGAAATTTTGGAGCAATTACAAATTTAACAGCAATTAGTAGCGATACAGATTCTACTACTCCATTTGTACAATTACAATGGACTGTACCTACTGGATTAACAGAAACATTTGAAATATATGTTGGAGATAATATTAATGCAGCTATTGCTGATAGAGAGTTTAATATTTCATTTAGAACATCAACAGGTCCATTTACTGAAGGTGCAACAATAACACATAAAGTATTTGATTTAGATTTTACAGATACATTAGTATTTTGGGTAAGACCTATTAACCAATTTGCTAGAGGATCATTTTCTAATTCTTATAACTTTGGTGTATTTAGACCTAGTACTGGTGGTATTACTTCAGGGGTTTCTGGAATTATTGTTGACCCTAATGATACAAAAAATCCTTATGGTGTTGTAAACAGATTTACTCAAATTAGATATGGTGATAGCAATACTGGTTTAAATATAAGAGATAGTTTTGATCCAGTAGATGCTGTTCAACAAATAGGTTATACAGGTACAACAATTAATAATATTACTAGAACAGGTAATGCTGATGGTTCGGGATCTGTAACATTTCCTACAGCTTTTAATTCAGGTACATCTGTACAAGAAGTTCAAGAATTAAGTTTTACAGGAACAAGAGGTAATGTAACACAAAAAGAACTATTACATATTGGTTTAGCTGATGAAATATTAAATAGTACATCTAGAAAAACAATTTCAAATATTGCAGATTGGAATGCTACAGGATTTTTAACTGCAGATAGTTCAAATGATAGTGTTAAAGTTAATGATACTTTAGAATTAGCTTCATTAGTATCTGAGGGTGTATCAAGTGGATTTGGAAGATCAGTAACTATAGGCACTAATACTATATATGTAATGTCTGATACTGAATTATTTTCATTTAGAAGAACTAATTTTACATGGGAATTTTATGCAAGAACAAATGCAGGTGGTGTTCAAAACTTTAATGTCTCTAGTATGGGAGATGATGTTTTATTATATAATAGTTCAACTACTGAAGGTCAAATATGGAATTATTATTTAATCCCAGCTACAACAGGGGCAACAGGGGGAGCACAGTTTAACTAATGACAATATTAACAACATTAACAAATTTTGATATTAGTAACAATATAGTAGATTCAAATGAGAATATTATTGTTTGGTATAATGGAACTAAAATAAAATATTATCACAGATATGAACAAGTATCTACAGATGTAGAAACTATTAGTGGTGTTATTTCAATTAAGCTTTTAAGTGATACTAATGTAAAAATAACTACAGCTTCAAAAGTTAGAGAATTAATTTTAACAAGACCAGGTACAACAAATACATATACAATTACTTTAGATAGTAATTATGATAATACAAGTAATCCAATAAGAGCATGGGAATTATCTTTAACAGATTATGGTAATTTAACAGATACTATGTCCTCAACTGTTGCAGGTACGGCTACGGCTATAGCTTCAGCAATTAATAATTTAACTAATTTTAGTGCTAGTGCAAATAATAATATAATCACTTATACTAATTCGGCTTCACAAATTGTACAAACAAGTTCAATAGATTTTAATGACTTTATTGCAACTGGTGGTGCACAATTTAACTAATAATAAAGGAAATTAAAAATGGCAGCAATTAGTTCTGTTTATGTAAACGCAGGAACATGGGCAGGGTCAGACATTATTACTGGTGTTACTATGAGAAATAGTTTAAATAATATTCATCCTATAGATTCTAATTCTGTTGTTGCAGTAAATACTACAAATACTCAAGTATACACTGATGATGGAACTGGAACATATATATCACAAGAAACTTATTCAGATTCAGCTGATATTATTGGTTATGGTAAAGAATTTATTTTAAATAATAATTTATATATTTATAATACTACTGAGCCTAGTTCAGAAACAAGATGGGTTTCAGGTTCAAATACTAAATATTCAGTAAATTTAGGATCTTTAGGATCTTTTACTAATAATATTTTTTCAAATCAAATTAATTCTATTGATGCATTAAATGAAATTAGAACAGCAATATTAGGATTAAATATAAACAATTTATCAGTTTCATTACCAACTTATACATCAGATATAAATCCTGATAGTGGTACTATTAATTTTGAAGGATATGAAATAATAGTTAATACAGGTACAGCTACAAATGAAATAACATCTTTTTCAATTAATGATGCTGGTGCTGATGGTACAAATATCACTGCAAATTATGAATATGAAACAGATGGTACTGGAACTTCAGCTGCTACAACTATAACTTTAACTGAGCCACATGGAACAGAAACATTAACATTAAGTGTTGCTGCTGATACTATTAATGATGATCAAGCTAATCAAATTGGAACAGATTTAATTGCATTAGTAAATAATAATATTGAATCCCCTAATGATTATTCTGCTACATATGATAATATTAATAAGAAAATTACATTTACATCAGTACAAGCTATAGATTCAGATGTAACTAAATTATGGACTGCTACAGTAAATAATGGATCTGCTACTGCTCCTGATGTAGGTGATATTGTTTTTGGAACATCATCAATTACAACAACAGGTGTATTAGGAGAAACATATCTTATTTCAGCACCTAATTTAAATACTAAAACTATAGGAAGTGATCCATTATTTAGTCAAGTTACATTTACTGGTGGAACAACACAAATATTTAGTAATAATTTAGATGCTACTGCTGCTGCTCTTGAATTTAAAAATGCATTAAATGCTTCTTTAAATGGATATATGACAGCAACTATAGATTCAGGAGATTCAAAAATAGTAAATTATACTACATCTATTCAAGATGATATTGGATTAGATTTTACTTTTTCTGATTTAAATATTACAAAAAGTATTACTCAAGGTATTTTAGGAACTACGCAAACTAATATAAATGATGCTGGTAAAACTAATGTTTTATTATATAAACCAGGAAGTTCTGTTGCTGATTTAAATAAAAATTATATAAGTTTTAATCCAACATTGCCTGGTGCTATAAATAATATATCAGATATAGTAAGTAATATAAATACATTAACTACTGATTGGATTATTGAAAAAGATCAACCAACATCTGGTCAAATTAGATTTACTTCAGTTGATAGTGAATATTATAATAATATATTTAGATTGATTGTAACAAATAATACGGCAACAGGTACAACAGTTGGTAATTTTTCAACAGGATCTGGTAATGCTTCAATTACTACATTAGGTTCATCTGTTCCAGATTATTATGGTTTAAGATCTGTAACTTTAGCTAATAAAGATGTCTTTTCAAATACTACAACAGATTATTCTTGGTTTGAAACTACTAAAAATAGTTTAAATACTATATTTCCAGGATATAAAGTAGATGCTTTAAAAACTCCAGAATTTGCTTTTGATGGATTATCAAATGGTTCTGCTGCATTAGTAGATGGGTTTTTTGATATAATAGCTAACTCAAATGGTCAATATGTTATTGATACTGATGCACTTACTTCTAGTGAAATATCTAATATACCAGTTGATCAATCGGCTAATACAATAAATGGATCTGAAATGGTTTATTATTCTACTAAATTATATTTAGCATATAGAGTAAACAATGACAGTGAAATTACTGGTTTATCATTAGGTGCTAATGATTCTGGTGCAACAATTTACACAAACCCAGGAACTACCTATACAATATTAGATAGTAATAATGATGCTTTACTTGCATCTTATATCTATAAATGGAATGGTACAGCTTGGGTCAAAGAAATTTAATTAACAAAAATATATATCTACAGGTATATATTTAACTCATAACTAACCTACAGGAGATAATATGAGAATATCAAACATACAACATTACTTAGGAGGAGCAGATAATATTATTGCTCGAGAAGTAGCCGAAGGTAATCAGTTTTTAATATCAGTAGAAGATGGAACTATAGATTTTAGTGATGCTGCTACTACTTTTGATATAGAAGCTGTTTTATTTGAAGCAAATGTTACAAGAAAAAGAGGATCTATAGTAATTGATTCATTAACAAAAGAGCCTACTGCAACACAACATAATTATACAAAAGCAGAATTAATATATAATACTGATACTGCTGGTAAATTTGAATTATTAGTACCTGAAACATTATTATCTGATCAAGGTAGTTTTACAGCTACTCCTGATGATACCTCACCATATATTGTAGTTATGAAAGTACAATGGGCTGCTGGTACTCCTGAAGTTAAAAAATCGATAAGGTTTGTATTTGTAATAAGATATCAACCTCAATAAAGGAATTAAATAATTATGACAATTAAGATAGATGGAACTCCTCCAATAATAAAAGTTTCAAATCAAACAGGTCCAACAGGAGCAACTGGTGCACAAGGTCCTGAAGGTCCGCAAGGTCCGCAAGGTGATCAGGGTATTCAAGGTTTAACTGGACAAACAGGTCCAACTGGTCCAGCTGGTGCTAAAGGTGATCAAGGTATTCAAGGTATAGCTGGAGCACAAGGTCCTCAAGGTCTACAAGGGGCAACAGGTCCACAAGGTCCATCTGGTACAGTTGATACTAGTTCAATGAATGCAGCTATAGATACACGTGTTGATACAACATTTGTTAATAATTTAAGTGTTGATGCTGGTACTATAGATGGATTTGATTCTTCAGAATTAGAAAAAATTGCTAATAAAAATCAAGCTAATGGTTATGCTGGTTTAGATGGTACTGGTAAAGTTGGTGCTGCACAATTACCTAGTTATGTTGATGATGTTGCAGAATATGCAAACTTTGCTTCATTTCCAGGTACAGGTGAAACAGGTAAAATTTATATTGCTCAAGATACAGGAGATGTTTATAGATGGTCAGGAAGTACATATATACAAATTAATGATGCTGTAACTTCTGCTGATCAGGCAACAAGATTAGCTACTGCTAGAAATATTGCATTAACAGGTCCAATAACTGGTTCTGCTAGTTTTGATGGTACTGCTGATGCTTCTATTTCAACTACATTAGATTTATCTAGTAAATCAACTTCTGATTTAGCTGAAGGAACAAATAAATATTATACTGATACAAAAGTTCAAACAGTAATTGATACAAATACAGCAGGATTTATTACTTCAAGTTCTACAAGTGAATTAACAAATAAAACAGGTAATATATCACAATGGACTAATGATGTTGGATATATAACAAGCGAAACAGATAGCCAAACACTTTCATTTTTAAACCCAGATTTAACTATTTCAAATGGTAATACTGTAGATTTAAGTGCATTAACAACAACAAGTTTACCCTTTAGTAGTATTACAAGTACACCAACAACATTAAGTGGTTATGGTATTACAGATGGTGTAACTGCTAGTTCAAGTGATGTATTTACAAATAAAACAGGTAATATAAGTCAATGGACAAATGATGTAGGTTATTTAACATCTGAAACTGATAGTCAAACATTATCATTTAGTAATCCAAATTTAAGTATTTCAAATGGTAATACTGTAGATTTATCAAGTTTATCTGCTAATCCATTTGATCAAACTTTAAATACTACTGATAATGTAACATTTAATGAAGTAACAGCTGCAGAATTTAT